GTTGAATAAATGACATTAAATCAAACAACCCTGCTCACCCGGATAATTCAAACAACTGTGCTCATCCGAATAGTGGCGGTGTCTCTGGGTAAAATAATAAATAAGTTTTAACGCCTACGTGTTGTTTTACGTTTATTGTATCTGCCTTTCCGTGTCTTTTTCTTACTTCCTCCAAGACCGGTTCTTCCAGGTGGTTTAACTACAGCAGAACGCCCTGGAGCAGTGGTCGCACGTGCTGGTGCTGGATAATCGGCATCAGACGCAGAATCGACAAAGGCCTTGAAACCGGTTAAGTAGACAGACGGTGTATCCGCAAGAGCATTAATATGTGCCTTGTCCCAGTAACTGAAACTGTATGGATAGCTATCCCAAAATGGAGAATACGGATCCCGTGGCTTACTTTTAGCATCGCTACGGGCTTTTAAATAATAAAATAGATTTTCATTTCCGGTTGCTGGACTGCTTGTTACCATTTTATTCAACATAGCATTAAAACTGTAACTACATTTATCAATATATTCGCTATCTTGTAAAATGCTTATTAAAAAAATTAGCAAGTCTAACGAAAAACATTTGCGTGAAGCCCCTTTTAGGAGTGGGGCTGGTACATCATCCGCTCCCCATTTTTCCATTGTGTAAAGTGCCCCGTATCCCACTGACCATTCGAAGTTCATACAGCATCTTCCAAAATCGATAATTTTAACATCTAGGCCGGCTGTAAACATAACGTTCCCTGAATGTAGATCCCTGTGCCGAAACCCATAATTTCTGTCAAGATGTAAAAGCACATCGGCTAATTCACTTAATTGTGGTTTTACTGCTGCAATTGTAGCCTTTCCGCCTGTTGCTTTCCCTTTTTCTTCTAACATCTTTTCAAATGTATTAGGTATGTTTTCCATTGTAATATAAAAGGTCGCTGTTTTAAGCGTTTCCCACCAATTTTTGCCACTGCTTTTTAATACAGCAGGGTCTCTGAAAAATCCAGCGATTTTTCCTATATTTTTTCCGACAGCTCCATCTAAGCTTAATACTGTTTGGAACCAGGCTTCTAAAAACGCCTCTTTTACTTCCTCTTCTATTCTTGGCGTTACATTGATTTCGATTTTTTTATAAATTATTCCAGAGGCACCTTTATATATAACGCCTGAAGCACCTGAAGTTATATATTTAGCTGTATTTACCCGCTTTCCCGATTTAGCTACATTTGGTTTATCACCTGCACCGATTGCCATAGTGCGTAGATTTAAAACTTGGTCACAAAAAAAAGATGCGTGTTGACTACCCTGGTCGGCAAGGGCTTTAATTATAAGGTTTACATTGACTGCTGGGATGCCTTTACCTAATACTTTGAGATATTCTGCTTTTGCTTTGTCAAATGTTGGTACACTCATCTCTATTTTCGTAATATATATTTTTTACACAAGTTTAAAAATTAGCATCACTTTAACTTCTATATTCGACGTTAAAGTAGGTTTAATTTTAGAGTTGGGCGAAATTTTACACGCTTTGTGAATACAGTGAAGTGCCGAAGTTAAGTACACCCCTTTCAGAGGAGTGTACTTAACTTTATGATACTTTACAGCTACGGCCGGTAAATGTTTATTTCCTTGTTTTTCGCCTGTTTTTTTTATGTTTAGTTTTAACACGTTTGGTAACCCGATTTAAAGGTTTTCTTCGGATACCACCTTCCATTTTTGACGGGATAAAAATACCAGGTGGGGCTATTTCTTTTCTTGCCGGGAATAGTAATGCTTTTCCACCCGGATACTGAATACGTGGGGGGTCTAAACGAAACATGGGGCATGATTCTATAGACCAGGTATATACCATATTTTCTAAAGCTCCTTCACCATCATATGTATGTTTTGTATTTCCAGGTAGCGAAAAAACTCCAGCTAACGGTTCGCCTATGTGTGTGTAGGATACATAGCTTAAGGGAATTTCATTAATAGCCTTGATTGAAAATGGTCTATATCCATTTGATGTATCGTTTGCTATAAATATTATTTGTGATTCGGGTCGTCTATATATAAGAGGTATTGGAGTACAATGTGGAACGTGCCCAAACGCAATTACTTTTACACCACTGCTTTCTAGAAATTTCAAATACTTATCAAGTGATATATCTGGATTTAGTGGAAAATCGGGACCTGAAGGACCTTTACAACCAAGTATGTCACACGATTGTATAAATGATGTAAAATGTTCACCTGGGTTTGGTTTAAGGCCGAGTCCCTGAATTAGAAAAAAATCATCGGGTGGTTCTGAACGCTGGTCGTCAAATAGGGTTGATATACAGGCTAAAGGGGCGTTATAAGTATAGTCATGAAAACGGTCGTCTTGTTGTATTGGGGTTGGTGGTTTTTGTAATAATAGGCGTACTTGTTCTATTTTATCGTAATAGGTCAATGCTTGGCCGTTGCGGGGAAGAAGCTGTGCTTTGATATTTGTATAATAGTCAACATTATGTAATATAAATGGATCCATTCCACCAGCATGAGATAGTAATGTTTTGAAATCTGTATCATAAATCAAAATTTTTCCTTCGGTGAAAAGCTTGCGTACATTTTCAATAAAATTCGTATATTTTCCTTCTGGATGGGATAATAGTTTGGCTTTAGATTTTTGCGAATTTGGTAGAAGTGTGGCATTTGGAATAGAAAACGCACTTAATAAAAGAAAACCCGCTTCTTCTTGTGTTAATTCATCATTGGGGCAAATCTGTATAGGACTAGGTGCCCCCATTGATGTATTTAATATATGTAATAACCTATCTGATAATGATAGCGACGGAGTCGGGTTTAAATCATTGTAAAATTTGGACCATTCGACCCATTTATTTTCGCCAACAGCTTGGGGTGATGCTTTCATTTCGTATATGAGTCGCAATTTATTCAGATCGCGATTGCCCAAAATAATATGAACCCGTTCCTTATATAGTTCTTTTAGTCTCATTATGCCATTTATAGTGTCTACTACAAATGGACCCTTATCAAAATAATCACCTAAAAAGGCCACCTTATTTTTTGGCCATTCAAGAAAGGTTGCGACAGATGTAAAAAATTCTGGGGAACATAACTGTTGTGATTGAGGTTCTTGTTTAGAATCATACGGGGCACAGCCCTCTAAATCCGAAACCAGAAGTAATCTGCCCTGTTCGTCCATCTATTTTTGTATATTTTTAATTTCGTTCCCATTAACGTGTGTTTTTGCGTAACACTCAGTTGAGTAGTGCCCAGGTCGGCCACAACGATAACACAGTTGTGATGCGGGTTGCTCCTTTTTTTCCAATACATGATCACTTTGTTCTGGTGTATTGACAACCCTTACTGTTTTTTTTCTTATTTGTATTAGTTTCTTCGCTTTTTCACCTTCCTTTTCAGATAATATTTTCATAGCTGAAATCATTGCGGCATTTACGGCCGCCGTAATAGCTACTTCCATAGTTGCTTTTATTAGTTCCAATTTTGTAGTTAGCAAATGGTCTGGTTTTGGTTTTGCTTTAGGTTTCGGTAAACTAATTATATTTCCTTCTGTATCGCTTTTCGCATAACAATCCTTATAAAAATGACTTTCGCGACCACATTTATTACAAAGGTCGCTTGCTCCCCATATTTCGGCTTTTAGCGAATCTAACTGTGACTGCGTTAAGGTATCTGTTACATATGTTCCACCGCGCACATTATTAATACCGAATTGTGACATATATTCCTTCACAATTTTATCTTCGTCAAAGGGGCTTTTTAGCTCTACCGTTTTTTCTATATGAATCGGTTTATATTTTTGTGTCCAGGAAGAACCTACTCCGTCGAGATGCTGTTTGTAACGCTTTGGCACATTATTAGTCTTTCCCACATAATATTTATCGTCTTCTAATTTTAATACATATATACTCGGTTTTTCTGACATGTAGATATTAAATCTATTTGTTAAATGTTAAATGTGTTTAAGTCGGCCGATTTTTAATCAGCGTTTTTAACAATAATTCGTTACAGACCAGTACAGAAGTTAAGTACCGGCCAGTGCCGAACTTAAGTACCCCCAAAGGGGGTACTACTTTGCTTTGCCACCGCAGTTAAAGTGCCATAAAGTTAAGTAATCCCCTCCAAAAGGGGAAGTACTTAACTTTGGTACTTCACAGTACACCAAAAGGGCGTGTACTATCCGGGCGAGCAGGGTTGTTTGATTTAATACCATTTATTCAATTGATATTTTGTAGTTTTTACAAAATATAACTTGAATAAATGGTATTAGACCGGTGCGGATTTTAAATGAGCGTTTTTTACAATAAGTCCTTTGCGACTTATTGTTAATTAGGCATCATTTTCATCACGCACCGGCAACTTAGTCGCCCGATTAAAATCGGTGCGGGTGTAAATCAAAGAATTGTGTTTGCCCGTATAGGCACTTCAAGGTACATACTAAATTAAAATCGGCGTGGGTGTAAAAGACCGAAAAATTCTGTTAAATAGTATATGCTAAGTTTCATTAAATTTAGAATATTGTCTAAACATAGCATACTAGGATTTTTAGGCTTGTCTTTAGTGTCTGAATAATCCTGGTCATCGTCACTGGCTGGTAATGGTATTAAACTGGCAGCTTGTGCTGATAATGTTGCTGGTGTAATATTTGTCTCCGTTTTTGACGAACCGACTGCTAATCTTTGTACAACGGAATTATTTCGCACAGCATCTGGAATTAATACGGTGTCATCGTTGCCTCGGTGTTTAGAAATATGTAGATACATCGACGTTTGATAATTATATGCTAATTGTATTGTATGATTACTACTAAGATAAGGTAATTGCCTTTTAATATCATCCATACTTTTAATTATCCAGCCCTTGTTTTGAAAAATAAATTGCGGAATAGAGTTATATATATTTTCTTCCTCTATTGCTGTTATTTTACTATTTAAAATACCCAGTGAATGAAAACTTATATCAAAAAGTTGAGGATTGGTCATTTATTAGTTAAATATAATAATATGCCTGCTGTTTATGTCCTATCAGAAAGTTTCTCTGGTCAAAGTGTTTTAGACCGCTGAACATTTCAAACCAGCATTTCTGGAAAAGAATCTGGGAACCGCCTATTAATTAAGTTAAGTACCGGCCAGTGCCGAAGATAGGCATCTCTTAACGGGGGTACAAATTCGCAAGGCCGTAGGTGTGAAGTGTCATAAACTTAAGTACCGTGAAGTGCCATAAAGTTAAGTAAACCCCTCTGAAAGGGGTGTAATTAAGTTTGCCACTTCACGGTACTTAAGTTTGACACTTCATCATACATATCCTTTCAGAGGTGTGTATTTAACTTCTGTACTTTATGGCATTCGGCTTATATTTTTATAGTTTTTACATAATATAAATAATAAAATATATTAAATTTTTCAAATCACAAACTCAAAAATTCTATTTGAAACAAAAACGAGGTTTTATTTATAAAAAAATTTTAGACCGATGCTCATTTTAATTTGCCGTTTTTGACAATAATTCTTAATAATTATTGTCAAATTTGTGGCTATTTTGAATGAAGCACAGGCTACTAACCCGCAAATTTCACCGAATATGCTGAGCACAGGTGTAAAAAGCAAAAATTATTATAATCCACCTATTCACATTTAAACAATTTCAAAATTACGACCCCGTTTCTCTTTTTGATTACTTCTAGATTAAAATCTTTCACAAAATCTCTAAGAGATTTTACATTTAATGGAGGCAAAGCACATGAATTCGTAACCCATTTCATCCCTTTAACATGAGTTACAATCTTACCCCATGGTTCAAGGGATTTAATTAAGTTAGAGATATAAGATTTTGCGTGATTTATACAACACGCAAATGAAAATAAATTATTATCAATTATATAATGAAACTTTAGATCTTTCGATAGCAATTCTTTGAAATTGTCTCCATATTTATTCATCAAATGTACTTTGTATTTCGGAATTTCTAAAGAATTACCGAGATTTGCTTCACCATTTGATAATGTAATACCGACTATTTTATTTGCCGAATTGGCACATATCTTGGCAATCGATGATACTCCTGTTCATATGTGTAATATGTTCATATCAGTTAAGTATTGCTTAATGAGCCAGTTGTCAATTATTTTCTGGTCTTCTGAAATAACAGTGCAATAGTAATCGGGGTAAGATGTTTCGACAACATCCGGATCTTTCAAACAATCGATTAAACTCATCCTATTATAATATATATATATTTTTTTTTTTTTTAAAAAACCCGTGCTCATTTTAAATTCGCAAGTTAGTAAACAATACTTTATTCAAAATAGCCACAATTTTGACAATAATTCTTAGGAATTATTGTCAAAAAACGGCAATTTAAAATGAGCACTGATCTATCTGGGAAAGCATAGTTGGTTGATTTATTCGGGCGTGTACAGTTGTTTGATTTAATACCATTTATTCAACTTATATTTTATAGTTTTAACATAATATAAATTATAAAATACCTTAAATTTTCAGATTAAACAACCCTGCTCACCCTTGTAATAGCATTTATTCAACTTATATTTTGTAGTTTTTACATAATATAAATTATAAAATACCTTAAATTTTCAGATTAAACACCCTGCTCACCCTTGTAATAGCATTTATTCAACTTATATTTTGTAGTTTTTACATAATATAAATTATAAAACACCTTAAAT